CCTTGATATGTTCAGCGTGATCATGTTCTTTACTTGTGATATACGCTGGCACATTTGTTAATAAAACTTCTTTTGCTTCTAGCTCTGATAAATTACCTATCATCTTATTTAAGACTGATATGTATAAAGCTCTTTTAACATTATCCTTGTTCTGTTGTTCTTGCACTGTGGTCTTCTCCATTCTGTATGGTTGGTTGATTGCTTTCTTGATTGTGTTCTTTGTCAATTAAATAGTGTAAATAAGAACCCATAGACATATACTTGTTTTGTGCCATGGGCTTTGCCTTGTTGTACACATCAATTTTTATGGCTACAGATTTATACTTAGTAACATCTGTCATTTCTTTCTCCTAAATATTATATCTTGTTTCATATAATAATAGGTATATATGGGAATTTATATGATAGTCAAGGACAATCTATGTGTCTTGTTTATATAAAATATCCTCTAAACTAGCGGCTTGAACACAATTAAATGACATTCTAACATATTCAGTGAGATCTAAAAGGTCCTCTCTCACCCATTGATAATATTCATTACACTCTTCATAGTTAACATGAGTTACTTCAGATGCCACTCTTAAACAGTTTTGATCTACACCGGTGCCTATGCACACCCAACCAATTAAAAAAAATTTTAACATTTACTCCTTTTCGATATACTCAAATTCTACTTTCAACCTTATCTGTTCCTTGGTCCGTTGTCTAATAATCTTTGATCCTGGCCGCCAACTTTTTGTCCTGCGCGATGTTGTCTTAACATCTATCAGTCTAATCTGTCCTGTTTCATGATGAACTAACACCATGTCAATAGGGCCAGAACTCGATACATTTTTAAATACCTCGTATCCTTGTTCTAAGAACTTAATAATAGCTCTATGTTCACTGATGTCACCAATTACCCTTTTTTCATTTCTCCCCATGATGATCCTATATCCATGTCTACTTTTAAAGGCACCTTTAATTGCACTGTGTTTTCCATTGCCTCTTTAATTTTTTGTGCTTGTTCATCAGATTCAATAGAACAGTTTAATTCATCGTGAACTTGTATATGAGATACAATTCCTTGCTCATATAAATCTACCATAGCCTTTTTAGTCATGTCTGCACTAGATCCTTGTATCAATCTATTCAAAGCTTTGTAAGTCCACGCACGTTTTAAGTCACGGCCATATTCTTTTTCGGCTTGCCATAAGGGTAACGGTTTATGTATTCCAAATGCTCGCGGTTCCCATGTATCAAATCTACATTTACGACCTAGTAGTGTTCGAAGAAAGCCTACGTTTTCTGCTTTCCGTGTTGCTTGTTCCATTAACTGTTTTACAAAAGGCACGTTAGCATGAAACTGTGTAAACAAATCTTCTGTTTCATCTCTATCTAATCCAAGCTCACTTGCAAGTTTGCCTTTACCCATGCCATACATCATACCTAAATTAATTGTTTTCGCGGTTCTTCTATCTATACCCGCCATGTCCGCCACTGCTTGATGAAAGTCTGGATCCTCGTGTTTATAAGATTCAATAACTTCATCAGCACCTTTTAAACCACCGCCGGTTAATGCAGCAAAATGAACTAATACTCTAGGTTCTTGTTGACTATAATCAAAACTACCCCACTTACATTTTTGATTAGGAATAAAAATTGATCTAATCATTGGTCCGATATCCTTGTTCCTAGCTGGAATCTGTTGTAAGTTTGGACTACTATAACTAAACCTACCTGTTACTGTCCCTCCACTCTCGCCACGCATTTGATGTATATCAGCGTGAATACGGCCTTTATGTTCATGTGTTAATATTGTGTCAATAAAAGTTGTACGAGCTTTATTAAATTCTCTAGCCTTGACTATCATTTTGGCTAATGGATGTTTATGTGTTGTTAAAAAGTTTTTATCAAACTTTGGTTGACCCGACTTTGGCGTTCTTTCATAAGATATCTTTAATTTATCGAAAGCTTTAGCCACGCTGACAGCAGCCCAGACATCTACATCAACTCCTGTGTCTTGTTTAATTTTATATAAAATATCTTTTTCTTTTTTACTTAAATCTATTTTTATGTGGTTGGCTTTTTGTAAATCAACGCGAACTCCATTTGATTTCATATCTAATAGACATGGAAAGAGCCGTGTTTCGAGATCAAAAATACTTGATAACTCTTGCTTAATTAATTCTACTTTAAAAAACTGCCACAATCTCAACGTCAGATCAGCATCTTGCTCTGCATAAGGACCCACATACATAGGCGGTAACTTATACATCTCAGCTTTAGCATCGACGCCCCATTCTTTTGCGGCCTCATATAATAAACCCTCTGACTTAGTATCTTTTAAATAATCTTTACCTAACTCGTTTAACGAATATCTAAATCTATTTTCATCAATTAATGGAGCGGCTATCAGCGTATCTATAATTTTACCTTTGACTTCTATGCCCCACCACCTAAGCCACCCTACATCATAAGAAGCATTGTGAAATATTTTATCACAAGGCAATTCCATAATTTTTTTAACTTGTCGTTTAACAATCTTCTCATCAAAATTACCACCGCCCTCATGACGAATAGGAAAATAACCTTTCCAACCGTCTACGGCTATTGCTATACCTGCAATGTATCCGTCCCCTCTAGGCCAACCTGGTCCAATAGTTTTAATATTAGGATCACAAGTTTCTAAATCCACTGCTATTTCTTTTGCCTCTGATAAATCAGGCACCTTTTCAGGTGGCGTCCACTCACTAGGGGGCTGAAACAAAGGCATTTGAGTCACTAGTCCTCTTTTTCAATTTCAGCAGCTATCGCGGCGTATCCCGCAATATCTATGTATGAGTCTGGCGTTGCCTTATGTTTTATTCTAGCAACCTTCAGTAACAACATACACATAGCTACATCGTGAGCGGAAATATCTTTTCCTAAGTAAGAACTCCATAAAGCTGCAATATTACAATGTGTGATTGTTTTATCACCGTAATCATTTGCTCTAGGGCCTGTTACTAATCTAATAGCTTCTTGTAAACACTTTTCACTTTGCATCTTCTTTCTCCTTTTGTTGTTGTAAGTCTTGCAATAATTGTTCTAAATCTTTCTTTAAAACTTTTACTGCTTTATCTAAGTCATCACGTCTAAGCTTCGCGCCTTCTGCTCTAACTTTAGAAATTTGTTTAATAGTTATCTGAAGTTGT